TGCCGAAGTCCTGCGCGTAGGTCTGGGCGTCGGCATCGTTGGTGTCCGGCCCGTCGGCGATAATCACCGCCCGCAGCCGGTCGGCAATGCCCAGCAACTCAGCCACCACCGGGTTGGCCAGATAGGTGCCCGGCGTCGCCGGATCTTCCGGCCGCTCGCCGGTAAAGCCCGGCACGCACAGAATGCGCGGCGCCACGCCCACCGCCGTCTCGGCGGCAAGAAAAGCCTGCACCCCGGTGTAGGCTCCGGTCTCGGCGTCGACTCCGCCAATGATGTTGGTGCGGGTTGCGGCATCGTCGATGCCCTCCTCAACGCGGATCACCACCACCACGGCACCCGCCTGGTCGAAGATGGCGTCCATTGCATCGGGCAGAGTGCCCGCGCCATCGCCCACGGTATCGAGGGCGGCGGCTTCCAGGCGACTGCCGGCAATCATCACCGGCGTGTTAAACGGGAACTTCGCCGCGTCGGCATCCGGTGCGGTGCCGACCACGCCGATGACGCTCGAGCGAACGGTCTGAATCGGGCGCGGGCCGTCGTCGATCTGGACGACCTCGACGCCGTGCAGAAAAGTCTCTGCCATGGCTTATTTCTCCTTTTCGGCGGCGGGCTTTTCGGCCCGGGCTTTGCTGGACGCTTTGGCCTTGGCCTCTACCGGGCGGATTTTGCCCGCAAGCCTCAAGTACTTGGCCTGACGCTCAGTCAGTTCAACTTTTTGCCCTTCTGCGGCGAGTTGCCCCGAGGGCAGAACGAATCTCTTTGTGGCGATATATTCCGGCATCGATGCCTCCTTTAATAGACTTTGCCTGTGTGTTCGCTGTCCGGCGCGCCGCTATGGGTCTGTACCACCGCATTGGCCTGAATCTCGTCGATAATCCCCTGACACAGCGCCTCAAGCACTTTACGTCGGTAGGCCAGCGCCGCAGCCGCATCAGACCCCTGGTCAAGGGTGACGGCTTCAATGTGTGCCTCGACGAAATCGGCCATGCTTTGCTTGGTCAGCGTCATCAGAAACTCTCCGTTACGGTCGGGCTGATATGGGCGTGCGGCTTGCCGGTAAACATGCACAGACAGTGGCCCTGCACCGCCCCCTTGACCGCTCCGCTGCCGCCGTCGATCTCCACCGTCCCGTCGCTGACCAGCGTCGTCTTGCCGCCGACCGTAATGTTGGCGTCGTCGCCGACGGTGATCACCGTAGCCCCAATGACGTTGATGGAAAGCTCACCCGCCTGGCGGTCATACTGCACAAACCCGCCGTCGGCAAAATCGATGCGCGCCACGCTCTCGCGGTCGCTTGACGCCGGGTGGACCTGCTGATAGACCGCCGGGATCGCCACCGCCTGGGCGGGGTCTCCGCACGCAGAAACCAGCAGCACCTGCTCGCCGACTTCCGGCGCCCACCAGTCGCCATCGTTCGAGGCCCGGCGTGTCAGCCAGGGTATCCATGCGGTCAGCAGATCGCCGCTTTTGACCCGCACGCGGGCTGCCGGATAATCCGCCTCGGCAATCGTGCCCAGCCGCACCAGGTTGTTGAGCCGGCGCTCGAGTTCGGAGATTCTGAATTCAATCGGCTCACTCATCGCCATAATCTCCCACCAAGGTGTAATCCTCTTCGTGCGGGATGCCGATCTCCGGGGCAATGCCCACATAGAGCGACTTCGGCAACACGCCCTCTTCAGCCCAGATATCCGCGCCGAGGCGCACCCGCTGCTCCCAGGTCACCGCCCACAGCGCAACGCCTGCCCTGTCGAACTCGGCCCCGTACAGATTATCGAGCCTGGTCACGCTGGCCTTGCTGCAGCCGGTCTGCCCGAAGCGCGCCCCCTCCACCTCGGCCAGCACGCCTTCGGCCAGCTCAAGCGCATCCATGCCGCGCTCGTTGCGGCCCCCTGCATGCCGCGTCAGGCAATACGCGCTGTAGCGGCACAGAAAGTCGTATTCGCCGTTGCCGTGCTCGCTGCCCCGGGTCGCACCCAGGCAGGCCACCAGCACCGCAGGCGCAACCAGGCTGCCGCGCGAAAGCTCCCCGCCGGAGAACTCGCCTGCATACAGGTCACAGGTGCGAAGGCCGGGCAGGGCCGTTTTCAGATGCGCCACGGCGGCGCGCTGCAGCTGGGTGGGAGTCGTCACTTAATAACCTCCGCCGTTAAAAACCGAGCGCCCCGGCGTAAATTCGGCTGCATTGTCGCCATCAGCCGCAGCCTCCTGCGCCTGGTCGTCCACGCCCAGGCTGACCTTGCCGCCCGCGATCTCACGCAGCAGCCTGCGGGCCTCATCGGCCTGCCTGCTCCAGCGCTCGTCGTGCATGTCAGAATCAGTGGCCAGCACGTCGCGGGCCAGAATGCACGCCAGGCGCGTCAGCGTCAGCGGCACCGTCGAGAGCGGCAGCTCGTAGCGCGCGGCCAGATACATGTCGATCTCAGCCGAGGCGTCCGCGATCGCCGCGTCGATCACGGCGGAATCGACAATCCCCGCGCCGTCGCGGTCGGTGAGCTGCACCAGCAGCTGCTCGCCGAATCGTTCTGTCATCTGTGCCTGGGTGCAATACATCGGTTACTCCTTCCTTGCCCCGCTGGCCTTCTTGCCGCCCTTGGCCTTGCCACCCTCGACCCCGGCCTCAACCTCGAGCATCGGCTCGTTGAAAAGCACCTCCAGCTCTGCTTCGGTGAAGCGATCATCGGCGTATTCGGTCGGCTGCTTGCTGTGGGCGATGCCGCAGCGGCGAAACCCGTCGCGTTTGGCAGTAATGCGAATCATATAGAACCTCCGGTGAGAGGGGAGCGGGCGCGCGGCCCGCACCCCTTATCTCAGGTTGACGTCAGCGCCTTAGTCCAGCCAGGGCACTTCGAGCAGCTCGACGCGGTTGAAGTTGATGTTGCTGTCGCCGCCGTTGATCAGCTGAGCTTGCAGGATCTTGCGCGCCGCACTGGCGTTGCTCGAACCCACCACCAGCAGGTTGGGCTTGACGCCCAGGGGCTTGCCGTGGTCGCCCTTGAAAGCGCTCAGGGCGTCGTAGGCGGCTTCGAAATTCGCGGCACTGAGAACCGCTTTGCTGCCAAACGCCATCTGCCAGAAGCCGAAGCCCACGTTCTTGCGGTCATCGACGCCGTAGATCAGCTCGTTGCGGTTGAACACGTTGTCGTCTTCGGGCTTGTCCTTGTTGACGAACTGCGGCTCCTTGCGCATCTGCAGAATCAGCGGCTTCAAGGGGCGGCGGGTGTCGAGCAGAAACCAGGGGCTCTCGGCGCCGGCCTGCACGTTGCTCACGCTGGCCTTGCTGCCGCCCTTCTGGATCACCGGGTGATCGGTGTCGAAGAAATACTGGCCGTCGTAGCATTCGGTGGCAAAGCCGGAGGCCAGCAGGTCAAACACCAGCTGATCGGGGTGCTCACCCGCAGACTGACCGAGCATCTCCATCATCGGTGAATACACGCCGTACTGGTCGTCTTCGACCTTTTCGCGCGGCACGCCCACGGTCAGCTCGAACTTCTTGTTCTTGATGCTGTAATCGTGCTGCTGCAGGTTGTGGATGTGCCGGTCGCCGACCCATTCGCGCATGCCGGGGATATCGCCCAGCCAGCCGTAATCCTCCGCGCCGGTGGTCGACGGCACGCGGGTGGCCACCTTGTTCCACATGGGCGCGACGCCGCCGAAGCCGCGCTGGAAGGCGGCGTTGAAGGCGCGGAACAAGACAGAGAGGCTGCTGCTGTTGATGATCAGCGCCAGGCCTACGCCGCCGGCCGCGCTGCCGGAATCGATCCAGCCGCCCAGCCGCAGGCCGGCTGCCATGAGCAGCAGCAGAGCCATAAAAAGGAAATCGAAGCGGGTGTGTTTCATGATGTTTTTACCTCCGGTTAAAAAGGGGATGAATTATCGAAGATCGACCCAGACGCCCTGGGCGTCGACGTCGAAAACCTTGCCGGCCACAGACAGCGTGCCGGTGCCATCGGTCTTGGCAACCGTCTCGTCGTCCTCGATGTAGCAGTCGGTGCCGATGTCGGCAGTAGCAACGGGGTCGGTGCTGCTGTTGGCGAAGCGGAAAATGCCGCGCTCGATGCGCACATCGGCCGCGTCGTCTGCGCCTGCGCTGTTGTCGACCGTCTCGGCGCAGCGCCCCACGCCGAGCAGCGTGGTGGCGGCAGCTCCGGGGGTGGCGCGGCCGTTGGCGTCGCGGGCGACCATAGCGCCTGCGAAAAAGATTTTGGCGGCAGCGGCCTTGAGCGTAAGCTGGTCGCCGCTGCGGCGGGCGGTGTCTCGTTCGGCGGTCAGAGCCATAAGGTTTCTCCTCTATCCTTGGGAAAAGATTGTGGCGGTTATTCCGCCGGGTTGGCTTTGCGGTAGTCCTCGGCGCTGATGCCCAGGTTGCGGCACACGGCCAGCTCTTCTTCGGTCAGGCTGTCTGCATCGCCGCCCTCGGGAGCTTTGCCCCCGGTCTGGGTGCCGCCCTTAAGCGCTGCGATCGCGGGAGTCTTCTCGAGATACCCTTTAAGCGCCGCGACATCTTTGTTGCCCAGCTCTTTCGCCCAGTCTTTCTGGGCGGGCAGCAGCTTGCCGTCGGCGATACCTTTGTCCACCAGGGCGGTCACTTCGCCGCTGGTCTGCTGCGCTTTCAGCGCGGCCACCTCGGTCTTGAGCGACTCGAAGATCTCCATCGGCACGAACTTGGCCGGGTCGGGCTTGGCGGCTTTTAGCGCCGCAATCTCATCATCCTTACCCTTGGCCGCATCCGCCTTGGCTTTGAGTGCGGTCATGGCGCTTTTGATCTGCTCGTCGCTCGCGTTTTCGGCAAGCCCCAACAGCGCAATCAACTCTTCTCGGTTCATGGTGTGCTCCTCTTCTGTGGTTGAAAACTTCGCGGCGGCCCGGGCCGCCAGGTCACTATGGCCGTCCAGGGCCGGGTAGTTGGTCAAAGCGGCCATCAGCAGCTGCGTGACGGTGCCGCTTTGCCGGTCGTATCCGAAAACGGGAGAGATATAGCGGTACTCGCCGGCCTCGATCAGCGCCCGGGCACGTTCGGTCCAGCGCACATCGGTGGCGTAGAGCCCATCGCCCTCGCGCCATTCGAGGCGCTTGAACCAACCGGCCGCAGGCGCGGGCTTGCCGTTGTTCTCGGCGTTGAGGGTCTGGTGTTCGTAGTCGATGACAAAGTCGCCCCGGGCGGCTTCGGCCTGGGCGATGAGCCGCGCGGCGGCCGCAGCGTCGACCTTCCAGCTTTCGACGTCACCGGGGCGGCCATCTCTGGCGCGGAACTCTCCAGCCGGCACCAGCATGATTTCGGTCGGCACGCCGCCGGTCAGTTCGGACACGCAGGCGGCAATGGCAATGCGGTGTTTTTTGATCATCCTCGTCCCTCCATGGGCCGCTTTTGCTTTTGCGGGTCAGTGGTCTGAATCAGAACCGTTTTTAAACCCTTTTTAAAATCCTCTGTATTGAACGATCTTTGCTTCCCCGTACGTTGGGGTGGTCGCGACCCTTTAAAGCCGTTACAGGGCAAATTTCGCGTTCAGCCTTCCAGCGCCTGCGCCATGTGTTCCTCCACCAGGCGCAGCACCTCGGTCTCATCGCCGCGCGAAAGTCCCAGAAAGGGCCGTTCCGGAATGTTCGCTTCGTCGCGCCCGAACTGATGCGTCGCGCCGTAGATCCGGTCGGTGCCGAACACCAGCTCTTTCGCGCTGGCCTGGTAGCGCAGCGTGCCCGCCAAAAGATCATCGAGCACCAGGACCTTGCCTTTATTGCGCTTCTTGCGCTTTTTGTACTGCGGCGACAGCGGCTCCCAGGGGTCACCTTCCGGGCTCTGCTGCTCCTTGAACCTCTCGTCGTGGGCCAGCAGCAGGTATTCGCCGATATCGCGAAAGACCGGCGCGAGGTTGCCCGCCTTTTGCTCCAGTCTCTCCAGCGCCGCCTTGACCTCCTCGATCCCGCTGACTTCGACGTTGAACTTCGCACCGGCCACTACCGCCTCCGCCCGTCGATCTCATCACGCAGCCGCGCGGCGATGTCGTCAGGCAGCGCAGCAATCTTTTCATCGACAAACCCGGCCCGGTTCTCTCCTGGCCGATACTCAAAGCCCGGGTCGATGCCGTGCGGCACCTTGACGGTGCGCGGGCTTGGGCCGCGCACGCCGACGGTCTTTTCCTCCCACTCGACCGGCGGGGCGCTCTGGGCCACATCCAGCCCCATGCGCCTGGCGTCGGCTTCGCTGATCATGCGCTTTTTGCACTTGCAGCCCCAACCGTTCTGCGGCGTGTGGGTGTCCCACCAGGGGTCATCGAGCGGCAGCACCAGCCCATCCCAGGCCAGATGCTCCGGGCGCGGGTCTTCGCTGCCGCCGTGGCGGTACAGGCCATAGGGTCTGCGGCGCCTCAGCTCCGGGTCGGCCATCTGCGCTTCGCGCCCGGCGTGATAGCTCTGCCGCAGGTTCGTTTCAAAGATCACCCGGGTGCGCCAGTTGCGCCCTCCGGTGTAGCTCCAGCCGCGTCGCTTGACGATCTCGTCAAAGTCGCGGCGAAACTCCTCCAGGGTGGTGCCTTCAGCGATCGCCTTATCCACCGCCGCGCGCAGATCGGCCAGCAGGTCCGCCTTGGCCGCGCCGGCCACCATGAACGCGTGGTTGTGTTCTGCGGCATACACGTCCGTCCAGGCCGCTGTGAGCTGCGGGTGCTTGCTGCGGAAGAATGCGATCTGCTCCGCAAAAGGCAGGCTGCCGTATTCAGCCATCCTAGAGATCCTCCAGAATCTCGTAACGCCCGGCCAGGGCCGCAGCGGCCAGAGCCTGCGCCATCGCATCGGCCAGGGCGTCCGAGTCCATCTCGGGCCAGGCCTCGATCAGCGAGTCGCGCAGCTCCTCGAGAGAGTTCGCCTGCTCCACCTTGCGGCGGATCACCTCGACCATGCCGTCGACAGGCTTGCGCGCTTCACGCTCAAGCCGGGCGACCTGCTGCGCCTGCGGGTCATCGGCTTCGCTCTGCCCTTTAAGCGCCGCAAGCGCCGTCAGGGCCTCGGGCGGTGCGGGCGTGACGCTTCTCTGCAAAACATCTTCTCCTTCTTCGGCCTGCGGGATGCGGGTCTTCTCATGCAGCCACCAGGCGGGGATTCTGGCGCCGAGATCGACAAACACCGGCAGGCTCTCCGAGAGCAGCTTGAAATCCTCGGTGTCGCCGGGGTCGAGAAAAAACCTCGGCGCGCGGCGGCGGTCTTCGATGCCGAAGTTGAGCGCGGCCAGCGGCCACAGGATGTCGCGGCAGATGGTGCCGGCGTACTGGCGGGCATCGGAGCGCAGCAGGCTCTGCTGGCTGCGCTCGTGCACGTTGCCCAGCGCGTTGGTATTGGTGCCCTCGCCGGTACCGCTGGTGAGCGTGGAGCCGAGAATCGCCTTGCCCTTGGCGCGCTCGCACCAGCGCATCATGGCCTCGAACAAGTCGGACTTGCCGTTTGCCGCCTCTTTGAAATCTATCTGCATCCCTTCGGGGATGATGCCGGCGGCGCGGTGGCCAAGCGTTGTGACCGCCCGCAGCAGCGTTGCCTTCTCTTTCGAGGTGGCGTTGCGCGGGTAAGTGCCGATGCGCGCCGGAAGCCCGTAGATCTCCAGCAGCTCGGCCAGATCGCCCAGGGCGTAGTTCTGAAACAGGTAGGGCCAGACCAGCACCCGGTGCAGGCCGCTGCGCGAGACATAGCCCGCCTTGGCGCGGTGGCGGTGCTGCACCCAGCCAAGCGGCCACAGCGGCGCGCCGTAGGCGGAGTTGTCGCGCAGGCGCAGCTCCTGCTGGTTGTCCCAGGGCAGGCGAAACCACGAATGCGGCCGAAAGAGCGGCTGCTCGATGATGCGCCGGCCGCCGTCGACCGACCAGGGCAGCTCAAGGTTGGCCCAGCCGTGGCCGATGCCGGAGCCCATTTCGATAATCAGATCTTCGACCTCGATGCCGCTGAACACATCGGCGCAGAACTCCGACGCCTTTTTCTCCTGCGCGTTTGCGCCGTCGGGCGCCACGATCTGCCATTCCATTTCGGCGGCGAGCTGGCGTCGCTTGCCCAGGTCGGCGGCGATCTGCGGGTCTTTCTCTTCCATATCGTCGAACAGCTCGTGCTGCGACTTGATGTCGCCGCGCTCGGCGTCTTCGAGAATGCGGTAGAGCCGGGCAGGGGTCAGACCCTTGCTGGGGTGCTCGGCGAATTCGCGCTTGAGCATGCCGATGCGCGATTCGTTGTCGGTCTGCTGCTCTTTGAGCGCATCGGCTTCATCTGCACCGAACAGCCGCTTCACGAGGCTTTTGACACTCACCATGCACCTCCTATGTCCTCGGCCAGGTCATCTTCGTCCTCGTCGGCCGCGCCGTTCCAGCCGCTGTTCGATCCGGGGGCTGCGGTAAAGTCGATCTCTACCGCCTCCATCAGGCTTGCGTAGTACGCCATGGCAATGGCGATGGCGGCGTCGCCGTGGCGGTTTTTGCTGTCGCCGGTCTTGCTCTCCGGTAGCCTCGGGATCCCCTTGACCACCTGCAGCGCGCGCAGATCGTCGAGCACCTCGCGGTCGCGGGGCACCAGTAGCAGATCATCTTCAAACGCCGCCTTGAGCTTGGGCATGTTCTCCAGATACCAGGCCTGCGAGAGCATGACGCATTCGATGCGCCCCGCGCCGTAGCGGTAGGCGGTCTGCTCGGCCAGGTACTGCCCGTTGCCGCGCGCATCGAGTGCGCCGGCCTGCAGTCGCGGCAGGCGGTCGGCGATGTAGTTGAGCACCTGCTCCTGCTGCTTGAACGGCGTGTTGCGCAGCTCCACCAGGAACGGCACAACCCGCGAGAGGTCGCGGTGGATGGCAATCGGGGCGAGCACCGTGAGGTCGCCGGAGCGCCCGAAGTCTTCCCCGAAAGCGTGCGGGTCGCCCGGGTCAAGGGCGGTGAGGTGCGGCAGCAGTTCTTTCTCGCACCAGTCGCGGATTTCAGCCTCACGCAGATGCTCCGGCCAGGCGTTGAACTCGGTCGACCCCTCGAAGCGCAGCACCGGCGCTTCGACCATGCGGGCCTCGATCAGCGCGCGGGAGAGGTACGCCCCGCCGCCGCTCTTGGGTACGCAGTAGTATTCCTCCAGCGCATCTTCGCGGGTGGCGGTGTCGCGCAGCAGGTTGTTTTTCCATTCGCCTTCGGCCGCCTGGCTCCAGTCGGTGCCGCGCACTTGGCAGATGCGTTTGTACAGACCGTCGCGGCAGGCGTCATCCAGGGTGATGCGGTGCACGCTGTAGCGTTTTTTACCGGCGCGGCTGTCCTGGATGATCTCGTTGAACAGGTTCTCAACCCCGTTGTGGGTGCTGATCAGCCGCACCTTTGCGCCCCACATGGTCAGCGCCAGCGCCGCTTTGAGCACTTCGGCCAGCTGCTCGTGAAAGGCGGCCTCATCAATGACGACGTTGCCCTGCCGGCCGCGCATGTTCGAGGGCCTGGAGGAAAGCGCCTGAATCTTGAACCCGCTGGTAAAGCGGATGGTGTAGGTGAGGATGTCTTTGTCCTCGTCTTCAAGGATCTCTTCCTGGATCTCGCTGGCGGCCCGGTTGAACGCCTTGGCCCACATGGCGCAGGCGTCGATAAACTCGATCGCCATCTCCTTGTTGGAGCCGACGTAGAAATGATTGGTGCCGCCTGCCGCTTTTGAGGCGCTGGCGGAGAGAACCGCGTCGGCCGCTTCGGCCCAGGTCAGACCTGTCCGGCGGCTTTTCTCGGCGATCTTGAGCTGCGATTCATCGGCAACCCAGCGCCGCTGATAGGGTAATAGAAGGCTTTCTGGCGTCTCGCTCATGCAGTCCCCAGGATTTCGCGTTTAATCGCCTCGATCGAATCGCGGCTCATGCCCTGGTTCGCCAGGGTCTTCTCCGTCACGTCGGCTGCGGCCTCGGCGGCCTGTTTGCGGATCTCTGCCTCGCGCTTGACGTTGAGATTTGCGGCCTGCTCAAGACGCTGCGTGGTCAGTGCAAGGTCTTTAAGCATGCCGACCACCGCCGGGGCGTTCTCAGGGTCGACCCCGCCGCGCTTGAGCATGCGGGTCAGATCGAAAGAGAGGCTGCGCAGAATCTCGTTGACCAGGCTGCCGACCTGCCCCTGGGGAGCGGCGCCGAGCTTTCCGATCCACACCTCCGCAATTTCGCGAGACTCGCGTAGATCCTTGCCGATCTCCTCCATCTCCAGCGCATAGCGGTTGACCGCGCTTTTGCTCAGCCGCTCCGGCGTGCCGTCGGGCAGATCGGCGCGGGTGCGCAGATCATCTAGCACGGTGTTGATGCGCCGCACCGCTTCAAGCTGCGTGACGCGGCGATCGGCCAATAACTCGTTGAGCTGGGCGCGGATATCGTCGGGCAAAAGGTCAATGCTCGACTGCTGGCGCTTTTTGCGCGCGCGGCCCATAGGTTACGCCCTCGGCCTGGGGCGCTTGATGCCGTCGACGCGGGCGGCCCCTGTGGAGACCTCGATGCCGCGCCCGGTGATGCGCGCAACCTTGATGCCTGCGGCATCGCAGACCGTGACCAGCCCCTGCTCTTCGAGCCAGCCAAGCTCGGTGCGCATCCGGTCACGGGTCACGGTGTGCCCGAAAAGCCCTAGGATCTCTTGCAGGATGGACTCGTTTGCGCTGTAGCCCTGGTTTTCGGCCAGCGCCTTTAAAATCACCAGCCGGATATCCGCTGTCACGACATCGGCAAAGCTCATCTTCTGCCTCCCTGGTTAATCAGAAATTCATTCATCAGCTCCGCCATCCTGTTGATCCCATCCAGCCGCCCTTCGACCTTCCCAAGCTTCTCAGATAGCTCAGCCATACCGCCTGCCAGGTGCCGCAGCTCTTCGCGACTGGGCATCTGCCGGATCTCGGCCCCCACCCGGCTGACGGCGCTTTCCGCGTCTGTCACTCGGCGGGTATGCGCCTCACATCGGGTGATGCGCTGCGCCTCGATCTCTGCCAGCGCGGCCTGCGTGGCCCGGGAACGAACATCGTCTTCGAGCGCCCTGAATCGCTTCGCCGTGATCTTCTCCCTGTCGCGCCACCACGAATAGACCCCCAACGCAACCAGACCACCCACCTGGACGACGTCGAACCAAAACCTCGCGGCGCTGTAGTCCTCGATCATCTGCGCGCCTCGATCTCTTTTTGACAGTCGATGCAGCGCACTGCTGCGGGGTTGGCGGTGCGGCGTTTCAATGGGATCTCCTCTTCGCAGTCGATACAGTACGTGCGCCCTGCGGCGCTGCTCTGTCGGTTGCGCCAGGCGTCGAGCGCCTGGGCCTGGTAGCGCTCGTTGTGTATCTGCGCCCGGTCAATATCATCAGCCATATCGGTTATTCTTTTTGCAGCCGGTCTCCGCAGCACTCCAGCAGATCGACCAGCGCCTCGTCGGAGAGCAGCCATCCGGTAAAGGGGGCGGGCTCTTCTGCCTCAAGCGCGATCGTCTCGCTGCTTCCCCGCAGATAAACGGTCTCGGGCGGCTTTGCGGCGCAGCTCGTCAATGCGAACACTGACGCGATCAGCGTCCCTTTCAGCCACAGCACGGCGAATGCTCTGCTCATCGCTTCGCTCCCGGCGCTCTTCGCGCTCTGCGCGGCGCGTGTTATAGTGGTGCAGCATCGCGACGATGACCGCCGCGATGCCTGCAATCGCCTCAAACACCGCCGCTTAGTCCGTGCCCTGCGCGCCGATCTGCGGGTCGGTCGTGCCCCCCCAGGTCACCGGTTCTTTTGTCACCAGGCGCAACACCACATTGATAAACGCAAGGATCGAGGCCTGAGCTTCAACGTCGATGATAAAGCCCGTAAAGGACTGTAAAAGCATCGCCAGAAGAGCGATGACGTTGACCCAGAAGGTTTTGGAGAGATAGATTTTCTTGCCGGTTGCCATAGGGTGTGCTCCTTTCAGCTTTCGAGACGGCCCAGCCAGCCGGCCAGAAAGCGCGGCTGATCAAGGGATATGTAGTGCCCTGCGGCCTGGTATTTAAGCGCAGCAAGCAGGGCGCGCGGGTGGTCGTACTCGTTGACGGCGGCGGCGGTGACGGGGCCAAGCAACCCGTCTTCAACCAGAGAGCCGCCGGCGCGCAGCAGGTTGCAGGCGCGCTGCAGCATGCGCACGGCCGCAACCGGGCCGCAGTTGACGCCCAGGTCGAACAGGCGCGCGGCCAGATCCGGGTGCTTAATGCGCCAGATGCCGGGCTTCTCCCAATAGTCGTTGCGATAGATGGCGATGGCGTGGGCCATCGAGAGGTTGGCGATATCAACCCCAGGATAGGCGCGGCGGCTGATGCCATACTTCGTCTCGCCGCCGCTGTCCTTCGCGTCGTCGACGTAGCCGCCTTCGTGCTGAATGGTGCGCATCACCGCGTTGTCGAAATGATCTGTTTCGGAGTGACCCATGCCGATACCCTTAAAGCCGCCAGGCGGGCCCGACGGCGCTATGGTGTGACGTATTCTGTCACGGTCAGGGTATGAAAAAGCCCGCCGGGTGGCGGGCGGTTTGTCACATGGGGTGAGAGAACTCTAAAGAGGCAGGTCCATCTGGTTGGGGTCGTCAAATTTGCGGGTGATGGTGCGGTTGCGGGCCAGAAAATCAACCAGCTCCTGGTAGCGCACCCGGTGGTGGCCGCGCGTCATGTAGCTATCGAGCGTCCAGGGCAGGCGGGGGCTGCCGTCAATTCCCTGATCGTAGGCGGCGACCATGCGCCAAAAGGTGCGCTCGGAGACACCAAGGATCAGACACACCTCGCTGCGCCGGTAGCTGGGGCGCACCGGCAGGCCTGCGGCCTTGAGCATGCCGTTGAGCTTTTCTTGGGCGAGGTCCATAGGCTGTTCACTCTCCTTTCTTGGCAAGCTGTTCGCGCAGCTCGCGCAGCCGCTGTTTTCCGGCTTCGCGCTCTGCGTCGCTGAGCGGCGGCTCGTCGAGCTTTGGCCGGTCTGGCCGGCGCGGCAGGGCCTCGATCAGCGCGGCGGGCTCGGGCCAGCGCTTAAGCCCCTGGGACAGCAGCTTTTCAAAACCCTTGCGGATGCGCGGCGCGTCGATCTCTTCAATCTTCAAGCCCTGGCGCTGGGCCACCAGCCGCCAGATATCGGCGGTGCGGCAGATCACATCGGCGGCGGGCGTGCCGTCAAGACCCAGCGTCAGCAGCGCCGAGAGCCCTTCGGCCAGGCCACGCTCCAGCCAGCCGCTACCCGCCCACTCTGAGAGCGCGACGATTGCCGAAGCCCGCTTGCCGCGTGGGGCGGGGTTGTCGTTTGCGACATATTCTGTCACGGCATGCGCCCCGGCGTCGACGGACTCAACGACGCGCTTCAGGTAATTATGGTTCTTCAGCGGCCGCACGTCGCCCTGGTCGCGCTTGGCGCGCATGGCTTCGACGGTCTCGGTCAGGGCCTTGGCCAGGGCGTTGCGATCGGCGGGCAGCTCAAGCACCTCGCGGGCCAGCTTGAGGGCGCGGGCGTGGCTCAAATCCCGCGACGCCGGGCGAAAGCAGCCCAGGTAAGCCACCAGCGGCTTGAACAGCGGTCCGCTTCCGGCGAGAAGAACCAGCAGCTCGCGGCCGGATTCGTCGGCGGTGTAGGCTTCGAGGCTGTTGCTGGCGTGGCAGCAGGGGCAGCGGAGTTTCATGGTTTATCTGTCCTGTTTTCTTCCAAGGGTGGATCAAGCCTTATCCCCTTGAGCCTGGCTAGGTTTCTGGCCCACTTCGGGGGATGCCTCCTGAATACGTACAAGCACTTTCCGTCAACAATCAGCTCTCTCTCTCGACCGGCATGCTTCCTCCTTTTTATGGCTGCTCATCAGTACCGGGCCGCCACGCCCGGCAGACCATAGCGCGAACGTTTTGCGTGCGCGCTATGGTTTCGCTTAGGTCCGGGTGCGCAACCAGGTCCGCACAGACGAGGCGGTGCGGCCTATCTCTGCGGCGATCTGGCCCGGCGCTTTGCCTCTGGCGTTCATGGCCAGCATAATGGTCTTTTCTCGCTCTGTGAACGCGCGGCGGCGCTTTTTCTCGGCTTCGGCTTTTTCGCGCTGCAAGCGCTCCAGCTCATATTTAGTGCGCCAGTAGTCGGCCTGCTGCTGTTGGTATTCCATGGCGTCGAGCTCAACCTTGGGGGCGACTGCTGGAGTGAAGGCCTTGTCCAATAGGGCCGCCTCCATCTGATTGAAACGCCTGATCCAGGCGACCTTAACTTGGGCGGCCTCCTTGCCGGTGAATCCCATGACTAGAAAATAAAAACCGTCTTTTGTCATCTCAACCATGGGGCGCATCTGGCCATTCTTATCAGCATAATACCCGCCGCCAAAATTGGCGCGGGCGAATTCTACAGGGCAATCGATGTTGTTGATCGCCCTCAGTACCCGATAATGCTCTTTATTAAAGACCTCAGCTACAGTCAGGCTAGAGGTGATGGCGCGGCCTTCCTTTTCGATAACGGCGTCGGCTGGCAATGCTGGCATCATGTTCATTGGGCTGCCTCCTTCTCTTCAAGGGTGTGTTTCGCGTGGGCAATGTTGCGTTCGATGTCCGCCAGAAGCATGCTGAGGCCCTCAAGCCCGCGCGGGCTGAGGTTGTCGCGGCTGTGGGCGGCGAAGCAGGAAAGGGCGTCGGCCAGAAAGGCCGACTTGCAGATGCACTCCGAGAGCGCATCCATGGGATGAGGGGCGGGTGGGGCCATGGTCTTCTCCTGTCGCTGGGGTTGATAATCCCCTCTTCCCGCTTCCAAACGAAAAGAGGGCGCGCCATACGGGTTGGAAGACCGGGGCGACAGGCTCCCGGCGGGCTCAAGGCCCCCCGCATGACGCGCCCAACTGAAGGCGCGACCATGCTTCGGACGCACAAAAACCGCCGTGAGGTTCAGGCGGTAGCGTCCGCCTGTCGCTATTCGGGCTTCCAAACCCGGCCACTGGATTTTGCCAGCGGCAGGGCAAGCGTAGCCCGAAGCGGTTTTTGTGTCAAGTTTCTGCATTGTTTTCACCTGTGGCTGCTCATCAGTACCGGGCCGCCACGCCCGGCAGACCGGCCCCGCCAGGGGCGCGGTTTCGCAGTTATTTGCTCTCGCCTTTTTCTTCTTCGACCTGTTCGATAAAGCTCTTCAATAAGCTTCCCGCGCCATAACCAGACGCTCAAGGGGATGCTTCGCACCCCTTAGCTGTGTCGTTATCCTAACCAGTACTCCTCAACAAAAACGCTCAATCCCAATACCAGCCCAAACCAGACCGGTCATGAAGCCGGCAAACCACCAGGCAAACCTGGTGTCAGAGAAAATGGCAATGCCATGAGATCCAATGGCGAGTACCAGCAGCCAGGCCAGCCAGTTCATCGCTCCTCCCCGCTCAAATCCCAACCCTCACGCTGAGCCTGCTTCCTCAGCGCCGTGATTATCCCGCGAAGCTCGTCATCCGGCACCCAGGCGACCTTGTCCACCTTGCAGATGCGCTGCGCCAGCGCATCGGCATAGCCCCAGGGCTTGCCGCCCACGGTCAAAAGCGCCTCGATCTTCGCCAGCTGCGCGGCCCGGCCATAGCGGCCCGCCTCCATGTTGTGCGGCCGCTTGCCTTTGCCGCTGGGTGCGCCGCGTCGCTTCCACACGCCTGCGGCCTCGGCCTTGTGCTCCAGGTCGGCCAGCAGCTTCGCGGCCTTGAATGGCGTCAGATCCTTGCTGGATCTTGCGCCGTAGGTGGCGAGGATATCGCGGTAGGCGTCGTCATCGAGGTTAAGCGCGCCCTTGACGGTGTGAATCAGCTTAATCTGCTTTTTGGTCGCCATGGCCTTTGCCTTTCTTGGTGCTCTTCGCGTCTTGGTGGCTGCTCAAATAGGGCGTGCGGTCCTTGTATTCCTCTCGCTTGCCCTTGTTCCACTGCTGCACGGGCCGAAAGAAACCGCAGACGCGGGACCAGACCTCTGTGGGGCGGCTGCATTTTTTAGACACCGAGCACCTCCACCAGCTCGATCTCGGAGAAGTTTTTCTGAAAGTGGCGGCGTGCTGCGGTCGCACTTGGGAAAAACGGCATAAAAAAAGGCCTTCTGCTTTCAGGGTCTGTCAACCCCATCTCCTTAAACCTACGCTTCCCGATGCTCTTCTGGAGTTTCTTGTAACTCGCTCTGATCTTTCCTTGAAGAACATAACAATTCCGAGTGTACATGAAGCGCTGCTCGGGGCAGTCCTTGGCGGCACCGATCCATTCACCCTTAAATTCGCCGTCGACAAAAACCACAATGCCGAGCTTGTTTTCACTGATGCGCTGGCGCGCCAGCGTGATTTCCCGCCCCTCAATCCGGAGTTTTGCGCGGCCATAAAGCCCGGAGAGGGCTTTTTCAACTTCAGTCCATTGCTCTTTGGTCATTTGAATTCTCCATTTCTGCCCTCACGTCGCCTTGTTCCACTGCTGCACGGGCCGAAAGAAACCGCAGACGCGGGACCAGACCTCTGTGGTGCGGCTGCATTTAGGCATCGGAGCCTCCAAAATCTCCACGCCCGAAATCAATGCCTGCGGTGGCGGCAAGGTTTTTAAGACCAAGGCGAAGAGCCTCGGAAGATCCACCGAAAATGAGAGACAGCCTCTCGAAGTCTTCACGCTCTGCGGCATCAAGCCGGACGCTTATGACGTGTGTTTTCGGGTTGTCGACTGTTTTCGGCATTACAGAAATACTCCTTTCGGGTCCAGAATCATCTGGTATTCATAGCGCCCGCGTCCGACGCAGCGGGTCACGATGTCGTAGCCGTTGCAGCGCAGCTCGGTGATCACCGTATTGACCGCGCACACGTCGGCTGCGCGCATGATGTCGCGGGTGCTGTGCCAGGCTCCGTCGGAGAGCAGGCGGTGAGCACGTTGAAGGCGCTCGCTATCGTCGATCTTTGCGTAATGAATGCGGCTCATTGGTCTCCCCTGCGCGCGTCTGCGGCTCCGCGCCGCCAGTGAATGGCGGCAAACGAGGTGTATGGGTAAGGGCAGGGCGCGCCCTGGGCGGCCAGCCCCTGGTGGTAATAGCGGTTTTTGGCCTCCTCGGTCTGGCGGCGGATCGCGGCCATGGCGGCTTCCCATTTCCAGTCGGTTGCCATAATCTCAAACCCCGTAAAAAAAGTTTCCCGGCGCAGCGGCTCAGGAGGAGGGGACCGCTGCGCCGGGTGAGGCAATAGCCTCAAAGCCTCGGTGGCTGGCTGCTCATCAGGCCCGGGGCACCACCCCCGGACGACCGGCCCCTGAAGAGGGGCGCGGTTTCGCTAAATTTCTCGCTCAAGCAGGATGCAATCCTGCGGCTTAACCCACTGTTTTTCGGGCTTGATGCCTGCGGCGAGGAAGCGCACCTTGATCTTATGCTTTCCGACCCGGACGATCTGGGCGCGCTCAGCCTCGAATTGTTCGGGGTCTTCGTCGACTTCAATGACATCGCCCAGGCACAGAACCTCTCCGTCTCGATCGATCATGATTGCTCCTTTGCGAATGCGTCGCAGGTCGATTTTTTGCCGACCTGGTAGTCGCCCTGCAGCGGGCATTCAAGCCGTGCGCTTTCGGGGCGCACGCGGTGGTTTTTGCACTGTGCGCAGGTACCTTCCTCGCGTTTTGCGGTGCGGTATTTGTGTGCCATGGCGGGGTTGTCCTTTCTCTCCAGCGGTGGATATTTTGGACGGCGCTTGAGCGCGCCGAGGGCTTCGTCTGTGTTCTGAAATGTCTGGCTGCCAACAACGATCAGCATAGCGGACCCCTTTGGCTCAGGCGTTGGCCAGATCGAGCGGGATCTGCTCGTACCGGCCGCCCTCGGTGCGCTCGTAGATGCGCAGATAGGTGCTGGAGCCGACCACCTGGAGGCTTTCGCCGATGGCGTCCATGGCGCGGTTCCAGCGCGGGTCGTCGATGTCGTAGCGGCGAAGTTCGAGGATGCGGCGAATGTCGAGCTTACCCTCCTGGTTGACCTTGAAGGCGTCGTTGACAATGACCTTGAGGTTGGCGTTTGAACCTTCTGCCCATTCGTTGATGCACTCGTCGATCAGCGCCTTGGCGGCCTGCACGCCTTCATCAAACGTCAGGTGTTCGGCCTGATCGCGGCGCACCTTGTATTTGCCGTCGAAGGTGGAAAGCTGCACGTTGCCCTTGACGCCGCCGAACTTGACGCCGTAGCGCTCCAGCGAAAGCTCGATGAAGGCATCGATGTCACCCAGGCGCTGCAGCTTGAATTCGGCCAGGTGCTGGCGCAGCTTGAGGGCGGCTTCGACGATCTCGCGCACCAGGGCGTCGCGCTCGCGGTCGATAGGTTTGATCTTCTCCATGGGAATCAGCCGCCCCTGGGCGTCTTCCATGTAGCCTTGCGGGATGTCTTTTATCTGTTGTTCCATGGGGGTTTATCCTTTCTTTAAACTCGGTTGATTGAGGCCCTGCACGGTGTTATTGGCCACCATCAGCTGGGCATTCTTCACGGCGCGCTGGTAACGGATGCGGCGCTCTTTGCGCCAAGCGAAATAATTGCGGATGCGGTTAATCATTTTGACCTCCTGAAAGTCTGCGGCGGGCCCGCTCTTCGCGGTACACGCGGATAAAACCCATGACGTTGATGCCGACAACGATGCCGATAAAAAGCAGCGTGGCGTCGCGGATCATATTAAAAGCCCTTTCTCGCCCGAGTCGTCGCTTGGGCTGCTCAGGGCCAGGGCGCACATGAGGGCGATGCCGACAAAGCCGCCCAGCAAAAACATAGCGATCAGATACACAGCGTTCATGACGCCCTCCTGCAAGTCCGTCGTTCGGGGTTCTCGATAAAGGTGCCGTCGAACTGCTCAAACAGCGGAGGCGGTGCGGTTTGCTGGCCCTGACTCCAGTTGCGCCACAGCCGGGCATGCACCGGGCACAGCGGGTAGGTGGCGCAGCCTTCGACATAGGTCTCTTCGCAGCCCTGCACAGTGCAGGTGCGGGTGCGCTCGGCAACCCACTTGCGGCGAGATTCCGAAGCCTTGCGGCTCTTCACGGTGCGCTCCTGGCTGGCCTGGTCGGCGCGTCTTGCCGCCCGCGCCTCAACCCGCTTTGGCGCTTCGCGCTGTACGCTGTACCCGCAGCGCAGGCAGCGCACGCGCTGGATCTTGAGGTTTTCGAGGTAGTCGACCTGGGCGTCGAGGTACGCCGGGCCGCCTTTGCATTTGGGGCAGTGGGGTTTCATGGCCGACCTCCCTTAAACGGGCACACCTGGCAGGCCCGGTAAAGCCTCACGCGCTGGCTGCTGGTCGCTTTGAACGGCTTGTCGCGCTCCTCGATGCAGGTCGCAAGCGGGATTTCTCCAAGTTCTGGGCATTCGATAGTGCTGTTTCCGAACTCCGCCTCGATCAACTCAAGGATGGTGTCGGGGCTGCCTGCGTACTTTCCACTGAGTACCTGGCTAAGCGCCGAAGGGCTCTTGCCGATGCGCACCGCGACGCGGCTTTGCCCGAACTGCTCCACCACCTTGCGGGCCAGGTCCATGCGGTCGTTTCTACTCATGACGCCCCTCCTCGCTATCCCAGACGACCTCGCACAGGTTCGGGTCGTAGACTTGCTTGACACGCTGCACCATAGGCGGATGCGGGCCTGTGTTTCGCGCAGGGATAAAGCGGTAAAGCGTCTGCTGCCCGCCTCTACCAGTCCCTTTGCCCTTGCGGATTGCCGCCAGGTAGCCCGCCTGCTGCAGAAAATGGCAGTAATCCTTGGCCGTGCTGAGCTTGACCTGGGCGGCTTCGGTGCTGGCGTTGACCGAGAGGTCGAGCGGGGTGAACTCGCGCAGCATCTTCATGGTGCGCCACATCTGCTCACGCCCCAGCCCCTGCGTCACCCGGCTGCCGTCGCGGCGCACGCGGGGCGGCTCGATACCGCAGTCGTTGATCAAGGCGTAAAGGCCGTCGCCCATGCGCTCCACAATCCCCGCAGCCGCAAGCCCTTTGAGATATTCAGAGACCTGGCTTGTGCTGCACCGTGTCTCATAGCGCAGCTCGCGCGGAGTAAAGGTCTTGAGCCCGCGGATGGCCTCCCACAGCGCCGCGCGGGTCTGCATCCAGGCCCTTTCCGATACCGGCTTGTTGCTCATACCGCCCTCCTTGCATCGGGGGTTGCGCCGGTGTACCAGCCCCGGCCGCCCCAGTTGTCGAGGTCGATAATCGGCATGTGTTCGGCTTCGGCCCTGGCGCGCACCAGGTTGACGCACACCCGGCGGGTATTGCCGCCGGTCTGCCGGTGCAGCTCTTTGAGCCAGTCGGCGGCGATCTCGTAGCCGGGGCAGTAGAGCTTTGAAAGATGGTGAATGTCGGATTCGTCCGCAGGCTGCGCGGCGATGAACTCAAGCACCCGGGAATGGACCCGCTCCCAGCGCTCGAGCTTTTTAGGCAGGCGCTCTTCGCCGGCCAGCAGCACCAGGTTGCCGGATTTGTCATGGATGTCGCGCACCATCTCGATGCAGCTGTTACGCACCAGGTGGTCGGCTTCATCGATAATCAGCGGGCGGCCGGACTTGCCCAGCTGCTCGACCACCTGGTCGAACATGGCGGCAATGCTGTTGGCGGCGGGAATGCCCATTTCGTGCAGGATCGCGGCAAGCAGCGCTTTGCGCGTCCAGTGCGAGCAGCATTCCACCCGATAGGCCCGGTAACGGTTGGCGGCATAGCCGCAGGCGGTTGTTTTGCCATAGCCTGCATGCCCGTAAAGCACCAGCAGCTTCTCGGCGGTCGGCGTCTGCAAGGCCCGCTCAACGGCGGTCATCAGCAGCACGACGTTGGTCAGCGGGGCAACTGTTTTGACAATGGGTTGATTCTGTGACAAAATGAAACTCCTTTCTTGGTCTGAAAGCCCTGTTGGAGGGCGGGTTAAGCGGCGCTGCGAACGCCGCTTTTCTTATTTTTCGGCGGCTTCTCTTTGTTCTTCTGGCTTCCTGTCATTGTCGACCACCAGCTTCAGACCACCACGATGAAGCGGGGTGATGCGCAGCTTGAACCACCCCCCGTACATCTTGACTATATCGAGGGCATGCTGAGCGCGTTCGAGCTTGCCGCGCTGGTGGCTCTGGTCTTCGGCATAGGGCAGGTTGTGGCGGATCGCGTCCCGGTCGAGCGTGAAGGTTTCGATTAGCAGGTCGATAAACTCCTGGGCCTTGTTTTCATCACGGCTATTTTTCATCGGCGTCCTCCTTCTGCAACTCTTCCACTTCCCGTTCGGTTTTGACCCATTTCGCGTATTCGTCGCCGTTTAGGTAGGCATCGACCCAGGCTGAAGCGCCGGGCGGCAAGACCTCTCCATTTTTGCGCTTCTGGTCGTAGCTGCGCACAAGCTTCACGCGATTCAGGGTACCTTCCGGTGCCTTGAACTCTGCCGGCTCGATGGCGAGAATCTGCCCTTCTTCTGGCGCGCCCATCTCCATCCCCAGCCTCTTCCTCAGGCTCTCGATTTCCTGAACGCTGTACTGCTGCGCTGAAATCTCGATGGTGCCGTGGCGCTCCATTTCGATCTCGTTGATCTGGTTCTCTTTGAGCTTGCGGCGGCGCGCGGCGCGCCGCTCTGCTGAGATCTCGACCTCGGACAGCGGGTGATGCGAGCGCTTATTGGCCTCGAACCGCGCCACGCAGATCAGCCTCTCTTCCAGATCGCGCACCCAGACCTTGCTGGCGTCCTGCACTTCGTAGTCGACAAAGACCTCCTGGCCGTTGTAGTTGGCCAGATGCCCGTCGTAGTAGACGTTCGAGAAAACGCGCACTTCTCCGCGATGTACGGTGACCTTGATACGGGGGCGGAAGGCGGCTTCAATCTCGTGGTCTTCCAGCACGGGCGGCTCGAAGCCCTGATTGACGTGCATTGCCCAGGCTTCGGCGGGCGTCATGTGACGGCGGCGGCCGTCCTGGTCGGTAATCTTCGGCAGCGAGCTGTGCGGTCGGTTGTTGTATTTCTCGACCGCCTGCCGGCACATGTCGAGAAACTGCGGCCAGCTTGGCAAAAGCTCAGATTTGCCGGTCTTCGCAATGTCTGAATCGACCTTGCGGGTGATCTTGTGCAGAGCGCTCGAATCCATGTCTTTGCCTGTGTAAGTCGGCATCTGCTTCGCCATCTTGATCCACAGCGACTGCTGCAGCCTCTCGACCATGCCGCGCGCCTGGCTGTTGCCGGGGATGCCGGTCTTGAAATCGATGCCAAGCCGCTTATAGCGCCCCGTTAATTCATCTGAATTGACCTTGGCTTTATTGCCTGAGCCTGGATCCGTGTAGAAGATGGCCGGGATGCCGCCCATCGGCAGGTCGTCGGTGATCATGCAGGCATGGCGCAGGGCGTCGGCAACGGTCTGGTTGCTTTCCGAAAGCCCGGCGCTCCAGCCGATGACGGCGCGGGTCGCGGCGTCGATCACGGCGCAGACTTCGGGGTGGAACGGCTTGCCGTGCACCGGGTGCGCCACGCGGGCCTTGACGCTGTGGCCGTCGCACTGGCAGATGGCGCAAGGGTTGAGCCCGTCGGTCGACCTGCGTGTGAACCCTTTGAGGGCGCGGATGTTGTTGCCTGTGACGCGCCCCTTTTCGCGCTCGATGGTGGATAGCCTTTTCAGGTAGCGGCGGCACTGAGACTCGCTCGGCAGCGTCATCCCCACCGGCAAAAGCGCCTCCATCTCTTCGCGCGCATCGTTGACGCTTGGCTTACTCGGCTTGCGGTAGCACTTGAGGAACAGCGCCGCCCATTCCGGTTCTTTCTTCTCGCGGCGGTGCTGCGGCAGGCGCGGATCCTCGTAGGTGTCCACCGGGGCCAGCGCCACCGGGTTGCCCTCGGCCGCTGCAAGCTCGCGACGCCAGCGCAGCAGCGTGGTGCGGCTCAGGGTGCGCTTGCCGCACTGGCCGCCCCGGGCGTTGGCCTGCGGCACCAGCTTCTGCAGTGCAGGCGGCAATGCGCCGCCTTTTGCGGCCTCGATCATCGCTTCGATTGAGCGATTAAGGCCGTATTGCTCCGCCAGCTCCTCCAGGTGCACCAGCAGCGCGCCGCGCGCATCCATCGTGCGGCGTTGCCAACCTTTAAGCCGCCCCATAGATGGCAGCTCGACCTTTTCGATGACAGCAGGCGGGGCTTTGAATTTGGGGGTCAGTTCGCACGCCGACTCCGGCAGCTCGGCAATCGCTTTGTCCAGGCACTGCGAAACCAGAAAATCTTTGATCTTGCGGCGCTCATCTGCAGGCAGGGGGAGATTGTCGGGGTGGTAAGTCAGCGCCTTGCCGACTTTCCCGCTTGCAGGCCATTTCTGCGTTCTTGCCTTTTTGCGCACAGCCTGAGGAGTGAGCCCTATCGCCATGGCAATATCTGTCGCAGTTGCCAGCTCGCTCATTGCCCGACCCTCTTTGCGATAAGCGCGAAGCCGCCGACCAGGGCTGTGCCGAAAAGATTAATCCAGGGGAACAGCGGCCCGTCGGAACCCGCGAGCACGATCCCGCCCAGCAGTAAGCCCGCGCACAGCCAGTTGAAAAGGGTTGACTTCATCATCGTTCAAGCTCCTTTAAAAACAGCTCGTGCCGCTTGCGCTGCAGGCTGATCTCGCGCTCCTGCTCGCGCAGCTTCTGCACTTCCGCCCGCAGGGCGTCGGCGCCCGGCAGGGTGTAGACGCCGGAGGCCTCGGCCAGCACCCTCAGAGGCTCGACGCTGCCGGTTGCGTGGCAGAAAGCGGGCAGGTATTCAGCGGGCAGGCGGTGCGGGTGGCTCTCCGCCGTCCAGTTGTTTACCTGGTGCACGCTGACGGATGTGCCCAGCAGGGCCGTCATGTCATCCGCGATCGTCTCGCGGCTTTTGGCCGCGCCCTTGATCGCAGCTTTCACCGCCGCCTGCAGCCGGGCCGATACGCAAAGTCGACCTGGGGCATTGGCCAGACGCTCGCTTCGCTCCTGCTCAAGCAGGTCAAGCAGGCTCGTTTGCCGGGGGTCGTTGACGATTCTTTTCTGTGTCTTTGTCATTGCGTCGCCTGAGAACTGGTGGATAATGTTTACAAACATCAAAAGGAGGTTGCCATGGACCGCGTAACCGTTGATCGCCTGGCCTCGAACGCTGCCGACATCGAAACCCTTACCGCCCGTGTGGATGCAATAGAAATCGCGCTGTGCGCCCTGTTACAAGCCCAACCGGGCGATAAGGGTCTGGCGCTGCTTTCAAGTCTGGCTAACGACTTTGAAGAGCAGGGCGCATCTCCTGAAGTAGTTGCCGAGTTAGATCTGCTACGAGGGATTGTCGGCGGGTTTGCCGCCGGGCAGCAGCCTCCCGGAAGCCAGCAATCAGAAGACTGAAATCCTGCTCTGGTTCCTCGGCATGTCCCTCGATCTGCCGTGTGTACATCTCTACAAGAGATTGCCGTCCGGATTCGCGGGCTTGACGCGCCGCCTCGATGGAGTTCTTAGCGTTGTTCTTCATGCTGATGACACCTTTTCGTGGGTTGCGAGGAGAAACCGCCGGCACCATCCCTGGTGCCGATACACACCCTTGTGTGGGTTTGTTATTGAACGGCCTCTGCCTCTGGGTTAAGATGGGTGCATTCTGAAACACAGTCCGGATAGCGCTCGGGCCACAGTTGGCAGGGTTTCAGCCCCAGCCTTTCGGCCACCGCCTGCTCCACGCGTCGGCGGGGCTCGTAACGAGCGCGATAGACTGCAAATCGAGTGACACCCAGGCTCCTGGCGACGTCGGACAGGTTCTGCCCGCGCAGCGCCAACTGGTAGATGATCCACGCCCACCGATCGGTGGGATTTTTTGGGGGCCTTTGCGTCTTCATGTGTACGATCATAAATAACCAAACGGTAACTTGTCAAGGGAATTGAGTAACCGTTTGGAAGTTTCTTTTCTGGTTTCTTTTACCTAAGGGATCACAGGTTGTTTTTAATCTGAAAAGACTATTATTTTCAGCATCTTACTTGAAAAGAAACCTTAACCATTAAAAACAAGGGAAGTTTCGTTTCTATGCCGAGAGAAAAGAAACTTCCAAACGGTTACTTATATGGGGTCAATTGCTGAACGGATAAGGGACTTGAGGAGAGGGATGCACCAGGAAGAGCTGGCGAAAGCCCTGGGAGTCTCAACCATGACGGTAGGCAGGTGGGAGCGGGGGGAGCGCGTCCCCGGGCTAGAACATCTTGAAAAGATCCTTGAAAGATTCCCTGAAATAAACCCCTCCTGGCTAGTAGCGGGAGAAGGCCCAATGCTCAGGGGTTCTGGGGGAGAATTCCCAGAATACCCCTTGGATGGAGAGCTTTTTGCACAAGTCACCGAGGCGGTGCTAGAGGAAGTCGAGAACTACGCCAGGCCGCCCAGGGCCAAGACACTTATGCAGCTGATCAGGCTGATTCACGACGAAATAAGGGAAGGAGAAATGGAAGAGCAGGAAGTGAAAAAAAACGTCAAACGTTTTCTTAAAATTGCATCGTAATCAATCGCGAGGGAATAATGAAGGAAAGAATTGAAAAGATTAAGGAATTTGTAAGAGAGGCAAGTATAAAAGGAGAGGATGAAACACAAAAAGAACACCTTCAAGTTAAGCAAAAAGGCCTTTTAAATTTAAACGGGAATACTAATTGCAATATTTATTATAATAGGCGCGCGGAAGATCGACAGGCGGACGGCCCTTACATGACCGACTGCCCCAACTGCACCAGGCGCGTTTCACGCCAGGCGCAAAAATGCCCCGGCTGCGGGCACCCCGTTGCATTGCACTTCAGAAAGCTCGGCTTGCAGCGCGCGGCAAAGGCCCTGGTCGTCTCCCTGGTCGCGATCATCACCGGCGCGATCATTCTGGAAGCAGTCTTCGGTACAACCGCCACCCCTTTTTTGTCCATAGCAGCCCTGGTCAACATGTTTTCGCTGGCGGCCGTAGCCAAAGCCCTGGACCAGATCCCACCCGGCGTGTAATAATCATCACATCAACCCCGTCTTTAACCCCAAATAAAGCCGGAGCAAATGGTGCCAAAGCAATCGTCAGTTCTTCAAAATGGTTGCTTTTCAGTGCCAAAGCAGCCCCGCCGCAAAATCAACCCATCCACACACCTCAAACGCCCGATTTAAAAGAAATTTCCCACGCAATCCCATCGGTCACCACCCATTCCCGCTTTTCGTCAGACTGGTTCCAAAGCATGCAGTGCTTCACACTCTGTGGTCCGGTGCTCTCGAGGCTGATCACTTCTCTTATCCCTTGCCTTCTCATTCACCATCCCTCAGACATTCCTTGGCTTTTCGGTTCACTGCCGGTTAGAAAAATGTTACTCTTCCAGTGTTTTTGACTTTTTTGATGCGATGCTGAAAAATGGAGGGCGAGTATGGCCACCCCGCACAACCCATCCCAGATATCACCATTAATTGTCTCTGCCGTCGCCGGAAGGGAATTCCACCCGTGCCACCCGGATGCACCATCGGCGTGGCTGCCTGGTGGGCAAAATCAGCAGGAGAAGTGACGATGAGTCAGCAGGAATGGATCCGCACCGGACGCAAGGACCTGGGCCTGTCACAGGGCGCTTTAGGGGAAAAGATCGATGTCAGCCAGGTGCAGGTGTCGCAGTGGGAAACTGGCAAGGCGGAGCCATCGTCAGAACAGGCTGCAAAACTGGCAGAACTGTTTGGTAACCCTGCGCCGAAAGGAAAACCTGCCGCCAAGGCTACCGTAAAACAGTCCAAAGCAAAGAACGGCAACGGCAGGACCGGCGCACCCAAGAAGCAGAAGAGCTTCGAGCAGACCCTCTGGGATACCGCCGACCGGCTGCGCGGCAGCGTCGAGTCGTCCGAGTACAAGCATGTGGTGCTGAGCCTGATCTTCCTCAAGTTCATCAGCGACAAGTTCGAAGAGCGCCGCAGGGAGTTGATCGCCGAGGGGAAAGAGGCGTATGTCGACATGGTGGAGTTCTACACCATGAAGAACGTCTTCTACCTTCCTGAAGAGTCGCGTTGGTCTTTCATCCAGAAGAACGCCAAGCAAGATGACATCGCGGTGAAGATCGACACCGCCCTGCACACGGTCGAGAAGAACAACAAGTCCCTGCGCGGGGCGCTGCCTGACAACTACTTCTCCCGCCTCGGAATTCAGGTCAGCAAGCTGGCCGCCCTGATCGACTCCATTGACAACATCGACACTGTCGCGGACCGAGAAGAGGATGTCGTCGGGCGGGTCTATGAATACTTTCTCGGCAAGTTCGCCGCCACCGAAGGCAAGGGCGGCGGCGAGTTCTATACCCCCAAGTGTGTGGTCAACCTGATCGCTGAGATGATCGAGCCTTTCCGGGGGAAGATCTATGACCCCTGCTGCGGCTCGGGCGGTATGTTCGTGCAGTCGGTCAAGTTCGTTGAGAGCCACCAGGGGAATAAGAAGGATGTCTCCATCTACGGCCAGGAGCTGACCGCCACCACCTACAAGCTGGCGAAGATGAACCTCGCCATCCGGGGGATCGCCACCAACCTGGGCGACGTCCCCGCCGATACCTTCTTCAGGGACCAGCATCCCGACCTCAAGGCCGATTTCATCATGGCCAACCCGCCCTTCAACCTCGATCAGTGGCGCGGAGCCGACGAGCTACTTGATGATCCACGCTGGGCCGGCTACGACGTCCCGCCCACCGGCAACGCGAACTACGCCTGGATTCTGCACATGATCTCCAAGCTCTCCGAGAATGGGGTCGCTGGCTTCGTCTTGGCGAATGGGTCCATGTCGACCAACACCCGGGGGGAAGGGGCCATCCGCCGGAAGATGATCGAAAACGATCTGGTCGACTGCATGATCGCCCTGCCGGGGCAGCTCTTCTACACCACCCAGATCCCGGTCTGTCTCTGGTTCGTCACCAAAAACAAGAAGGCGATGGCGATCGAGGGGTATAGCGACAGCAACCACCGCGACCGCCAAGGGGAAACGCTCTTCATTGACGCCCGCAACATGGGGACCATGATCGACCGGACTCACAAGGAGCTGACCGCCGCCGACATCGCCGAGATAGCCCGTACTTATCACGCATGGCGAGGTGAAGCGAAGGATGGGGCTTATGAGGACAAGCCCGGTTTCTGCAAAGCGGCGACGTTGGAGGAGATCAAGGCCAATGATTATGTGCTGACGCCGGGGCGATATGTGGGGGCTGCAGAGATTGAGGATGATGGTGTGCTCTTCG